CTAGCAGGCCGTTGCTTGCTGGCACTAATGATTTAACTTCATTAACTTGCTGGCTGTTAATTGTTAGTGTGATTGCATCCGTATCAACGCCCGGAAACGATACGTTCATGTTGCGATACAGCGCCGTTTGCGTCATCCAGAGCGTCTGCGGAAATTGGTATGATGCGGCAAAAGTTTTACGCTGCTTGTAATACGTTGCTTTGCCCGGCCAGTTATTAGGCGCGGATACTGTTGCTGTTGCCGTTGCGCCCGTTCCTGTGGAGTCGTTAAAAGTGACAGTGGGGGACACATAGCGCACGCCTTGCGAGCGGATAACAACACCCGTAATAACGCCAGCCGCAATAATAGGAAATCCATTAAAACCCTTACCCGGTGCGCCGCTAACAGTAACCGTGGTGTTGGCAGTATAACCGCTTCCGCCCGCCGTAACGGTAATTGTAGTAATCCGCCCATTGGCAAATGGGTCTGTAATGGTGGGCGGCGGTGCGCCAAAATCCGGCACACCATTAGAATCTTGGTAAGTACTGCCCGATGTAGAGCCAATAAGGCCATATAAAGAATTTATATCAGCGGCAGCCGATGGTATTTCTTCCTGCCTATAAATGTTATAGAGCGATGCCCCGGCTATAGGCGTCCAGTTAACAGTAACGTATGCATTCGCATTTTGTGACATTATTGCAGAGGCTGTAGTGGTGGCCGACAACGACGCCAAACTTTCCTCGCCCGTTGTTGCGCTGATAGCTGTAATTACATAACGATACGTTGTAGTTCCTGCGGTTGATGCTGTTGCGGTTCCGATTGTAGGCGCAGCTATCTCAGGCTCAAAATTGATTGCCGTTAAAACCCAGTTTGTATTTGTGATGCGTGTCAAATCATACGGAGGATAATTCGGATGCGTAATGGTCAAAACATCAGCCGATTGCGTAAATTTCAACTTGGCTAGGTCTACGCCTGACCATGGCGTAACCAGCTTGTAAGGCACGCCAGCGGATAAAACCAAACCGCCATTGTTAATGACCCGCATGTAATACTGGCCAAACTCAAGCATGTAGGTTTGTTCGGCATTAAAGGAAAACTCTTTTAATATAACGGGATGCGCTGAATCATCCACCTCTGCAATAAAGCGCGTACCCGCCCTTGTGCTTGCGCCGCCACGATAATCAACCTGATAATTGCGCATGATGCTTGCGCCCGTGCCGTATCGCGCCACATCAACCCGCGCGAACAAGGCGCTGTCAAACTCACCGCCCGCGAAAGATGTTTTAATAACGTTGGTTGTCATGTTTAGCCTGAGAAGTAACTGGCATACGGCTCATAAAAATAACCCTCGCCAGATTCACTATGCGCCGCGCCGCTGTACCCACGCGCCGAAATCCAACTTGGAACGTGTGACAGCATTTCAACCGTTTCGTTGGCATCGTCCGCACGCGCCATCTTAATGAGCGCATCTGCCTCTTGGTATTTCATCAGCGAGAGCTGTTTGTCACCAGCCAAGGAAATCGCCAGCTTTGCGCCCAATGCCGCAACCAAGGCCGATTCAAAGGAATCATCAAACATATCAGTGTTAACTATGGTTTTTGTATAGTTAACAATAGCTTGCCGCTGATTTGTAAGAATAACCTTTATTTCATTGTTGTTTGAATCAAGGTCAAGCGCCACTTTAAACCGCGCTGATGATCCTTCTCTATAGCCGTAAGGTGTTGCGCCGCCTAATCCCACGGGGAAAATAGGCGTAGTAACGCCCCCTGTGGTTGATGCTTGCGGCAATACCTGCTGCACCCTAATGCAGTCACTAGGATACGCATAAGCGTATAACCACGGCGGGGCAGGGTGTGCGCTTGTCCATAAGCCATTGCCTACCGTTGGATTTTCTGGTGTGCCCGGCATCGCTTTTAGTAATGTCAGCAAGGTTGTGCGCCGCGCAAAGTTCCAATTTGCCATACGCAGCAATCGCTTAACCAATGGCTCAAAATGCGTATTGCACGCCAGCGCCTCATTGGATTGTTCTGTTAAGCTGGCTATTGTAGAGCGCGTACCTATCTCGCCTAAAGTGCGATTGCAAATATCAACGGTTGCCACGGTTAAAACCCATAGGCTTTAGCCGAGCTTTGCGATTGCGAAACACGATAACTAATGGTTCCACTGCCAAAAGTGGTGCAGTTAAGCCGATACAAAACTTGTGATTCAGGCTCTAAAGCAATAACCGAAACGGGACTTGTATAGCTTGCTGGGCTGCCGGATGCATTAACCGATACCTTTAACCAGTTAGCACCGTTATCAAAACTTTTTTCAATATCAACCGTTCCTGAAAACGTGCCAAATATTGAAACGTTAAAATAACCCAAAAAAGGGGCAACCGAGCTTTGCCCCGTACCAGTAAACGAGCCGCTGATTAAAGGGGATGATGTATCTCTACCGCCGCCCGCTGGTTGTCCCATAGGTTAAAATCCACTTTATTCTTCAGTCCACACGACTTCATAGGACATTGTTGTTGCGTTTGCTAGCGCCACGCCGTTCAGGTTAACAACGAGGCCTTGCGTAGTGCCGCGCAAGACCAATCCCTGAGCATTGTTTGTTGCGAAATCAACAATAATCCTATCAGAAAAGGCGCTTGTGGTAATCGGGAAATTGACGGTACGCGCAGCAACAATACCAGCGCTTGTTCCCGGTGTGCCTAATGCCGTGTAATGCGCCACACTCGCGGTTGCGGCTGGGCTGTTACTATCAAAAGCAGCCGTGACAGGGACAACGGGAGTACCCCCCGCTAGTGCTGTTGAGCGCTTAATAAGCGCAACCGCAATACCTTGAGCGGCAGTAGCTGCCGTACCGGAAACAACTACGCGCAATACGCGGATGGTTCTTGTCGCGCTGCCGTAAATTGCCACAACGTCAGTGGGGGTTGCAGGAAGTGCAAAGCCTACTGAGCCAGTTGAAAATGTTGGCTTAGTTCCTTCGGTTGAAACTATAAGGCCTCCATAGGGAGTAACACCAGCGCCGGCTTGAACATTGGTTATTGCAACGCCTCGGCGTATAGTGCTGCCTGTGCCGTTATCATAAATAACGCCCGGCGATGCAAATTTTTCAGGCATGAGCAAATTCCTTTACTTTTTTAGGACGGCGGATAGCTTCTTGTTCTTGCATTTCTTCTTCGATAAGCTCTTCATCAAAGGTGTTAAAATTAGCAAAAGAATAAGCAGCCACATCTTTTCTTGGCGATTTGAAGTTCTGCTCTTTTGCAGCTAAGTATTTTTCTTTTGCCACCTTATCCATTGGCTGCATATAGGCCGCTGGGAAGACATCATCAGAAACAGTGATAATCGCGCCTTCTTCATAGACGGTGTTATCAAAATATGCTTTTTCGTGTAGCTTATAGCGAGCCATATTAATCCTTATTTTTCATCACGGAATTCCGCCCTGATAATATGCACCAGTATCGACCGATCCAGCAAGGAAAGAATTAACAGAACCAGCTGTCATCGTGTTAGATACAACATACGCCAGCTTGTAAAAGCGCGGCAATGGTGGTGAAGGAGAGAAATTCACATCAGCACCCGCCGCAATGGTTGCAGCGTTCGACAGGGTAAGGGTGTTACTAGAAATGCTTGCAATCGTTGTTCCGGGGATAATACCAACCGCACTAACAAATAAGCCAGCCGATAATCCCGCGGCGGAAACAATAGGAACGCTGGTTGACGCACTAACCACTGCGGTTGTTTGCGACCGCGCAAAAGGTGAGAAGCCGTTGGCAACAGGCGGCAAAGGAAATTGTGCAATCTTTTGCCCAGCAGTTAACCGACCCAAAGGCAGCGCCCCAGATTCTGCAATGGTGTTGTAAACACCCTCTGCCCCAGAACCGTTATCCGGTGCGCCAAGCAAACGAACGGTTAACGTTGCCGCTGCCGTACCAGATGTAAAGCTAGTTGCCGCCAATACCAATACGGTTAAAGGCGCAGCGCCAATGCCCATATCACGGTTAGAACCCATATCAATCTGGTTTGCTGAGTCAGCCGTGGTTGTAACTGCTTGGGCGGCGCTGAATTGTAATTGTTGGTCAAGTATCATGAGTTTTTCCTTTAAACTACGCGAGCTTCGGTGTTGAGAATAGAATCAACGGTGCGAATTGGAATGCCTAGGAAGTTGGTTTGAATTTTACCAGCGTATTCAGATAGGCTTAATTGCATATTGTGTTTGTTCGAGGCCTGAATGTTCAAGTATGTGCGAATCAAACGGTTACAATAAATGACCGTTTTGCCCATGCTCATTTGACCGCCATCAGAAGCATCGGTTTTTTGAACTGAACCTTGACCAGCAGGAAGAGTTTTAATCAAACCAAGTCCGCGATGGATATATTCCACAATATCCGCAGCGTTGTTGCCAGTTAATAGCAATGCATCAATGTTAGCAATACGCACCACGTACTGCCAATCGGGTACACTAAGACCAGTCTTCCACTTGTAATGTGATTTATATGCTTGATACTGGGCGCTAGATGCACCCACTGCCGTCATATGGGTTACTTCGCCTAAGTCTTTATGCTGCAACCCTGCTTGCGAGCCTTTAGGGAAAAATCCGTGGCACGTTCCCTTGCCCCACACAACAATCCAAATAGAAGTATTGGTAGAGCCAGTGCCGCCAGCATCTACAACGTTTTTAGCAGTTTGCGCACTTGCAAGGTTGAGCGTGCTAAAGCGTGGGGCTAAACCCATAATTTGTGCTGGCGTGCTCAATGCGTTTGAATAGATATACGCCTGAGACATTTGCTGATTCATGCCCTCTAGCACGGCCATATCTTCAGACAAGCGAAACGCGGGAGTGTTACCATTCAGCTCTGCTAAATCTTTATCAATGGTTGAGTAGCACTCAAGAGAACCAGCCGTATCGGTAATCTGCGCAGTTTCAGATTTAACATCGCCGATACCTTGGTTAATCAAGCGCCATGTGGCTTGCGGCAATCCAGTGCGCACCGTTGTTTGATGCCCAGTAGGAAGGTTTCCTTCCAGCACCAGCATATCTTCAAGCAATTCATTGGTTTGCGAAAGCAAATTCACAATAGTGGCAATACTGCCGTCCGGATCCATGCGGCGGGCATGGTCTGCGTATGTGCTATATTGATTGCCGATTATGGGCATAATTTAATCCTTTTACGTTTTGCCCTGATTGGGATACAGGGTTTCGGCTGGGTTTTTCTTTTCTTTGGAGCCGGGCACTGCGCCCGGTGTTAATCTTGGCTGTTCATTAAGTGCCTGTGCAATCTTGTTAAATGTCCTAATGAATTCAGGATGATTGCCAACGCCTGTTATTTTGAGCGCTTCTACAAAAGCGGGGCTGCAATATGCAGGATTGTCCCGCAGTTTTGCAATATTAGTCATGGTGCTGTCGTAATTTGCGCCGCCAATTTCAGGGTCGTCTTTAACTTTAGACTGCCACTCTGTTTGCAGCTTGTGCCACTCTTGATAGGGAGCCTTCAGAGCATCCGCTATTTGTGGTGCTAACTCTGCGATAATAGTTTCAGCAGCTTCTTGTGGTATGCCTTTTTGTGAGGCAATTTCAACAAACTTGCTTAATCCTAAATCCTCAGAATCAATTCCCTCAGGAATCTTTAAATCCTTGTATTCAATTGGTTCAGGCTTTGCAAGTTCTTTTTCCGCGCTTTCTTCTTTTTTTTCTCCAGGCTCTTTAGCATCTTTTGATGCATTATTTTCTTCTTTCTTTTCAGCATCTTGCGGCTTTGCATCTGCCATAAGATTACTCAAGGCTTCTGGCGCAGCCTTTGTTTTTGGCGTTTCAATCGGCGTTGATTCTACCGCTTGTGGCGTTTCTGCAACGGTTTCTTGCGGTGTTGATTCGGTCATGGTTTTAGTCTTCCTGTTGTGGTTGTGATTCTTTGGCCATTATTAAATATTCATTAGGGCAAACACGCATAATGTGCGCAAACAACATAAGGCCTATGTTTCGCTCACCTTCTGCCTTCGCCATAATTAGGGGATTCTCGTGAAAGCATGTTGAAAAGATGTGGCAATTTCCCAAAACATCCCACATAAACTTGCGACCATCAACGGTGCGCATCAAGTTAACAAGTGCATTGTCACGCCTTACTTGTTCCCGCTTTGCCAGCTTCTGCAACTTGGCAACGGTCTTTTCATTGCCATAATTTTCTTCTTCGTCGTCTTCAAATTCGCTCATGCTCATATCCGTAAGGGTTGTATTCTTTAATTATTTTAGGCGTTCTATCCCGTGCAACATCTTGACTTATAATCATAATTTTACCAGAAAACATTGTCTTGTTGTTCTTAGAGGTCACGGCCATAAAGTTTCGAGCTTGCTCTTCGGAGGAGAATGAATACGCCTCACGCTTTGTAGGTATCCAGCCAAACGATGAGAAAAAATTACCATCACGCTGTATCAGGTATTGCTTCATCCGAGCATCCTTTCTATGGCGTTCTGACCGCCGCCTACTTGCGTTTCACTTAAGGTCTTTGCGCCCTGTATTGCCATCATGGATTGTTCCAGCATGGCTTGCCGTTGCTGCTGTTGCGCCTCTGCTTCAATTCCCGCTGCAACTTCATCATCAGAATTAATGCCCTTAGAAGGAACACGCAAAGCATCAGCATAGATTTTAATAAGCTCATCCCAGTTAGGCCGCTTGATAACTTTTGGCTCAACCGCCGCGATATTACCAGCAAAGGCCGCAAACTGCTCAATAGCCGTAACCGATGATGCACGCTGTGCTTCGGCAAGCATACTGCTGTATTCCATCTTAATCGGCTTGCCCTGTATGCTTTCCGGCGGCGCTGGGATAAGCCCCTTGCGCTGCATAATTCCAAAGATTCTATCAAGGTCATCATCAAGCTCAGCCTGAATCCGTCCGAGCACCGGACCGAGCTGAATAAGCTGCTCTTGCTTGCGAGCATTAATCTCTGTTGCGGTACGTGTCGTATCAAGATTCGTGACCGTCATGAACAAATCGTTATAGAATATTTCCTTAATGCGGCTCTCAACAAGCGCAATATCCTGCGATAATAGATTGATAACATTAGGGTTAATTTCAAATGCTGGCTTCATGCCAAATGAGCCAACACCTGTTGCGGTGTAAGTCATGCCGCCGGGAATCAGGCTTGCTGGCTGGTTTTTCATAGCAATATCAGCAACCATGGGCGGCAACCGTGCATAGTCAATGCTTTTGCCTTTTGAGAATTCCTCATGCTGAATTTGCTTTGCTGCGCCTAAAGCCGTCATGCCGGGACTGCTGCCGTATGCATCATTGCCCGATAGATTCCAGCGCGTGCATGAGAACGGCTTTTCATAGAAACCGCGCACAGACAAAACCTTATCGCAAGCCGTACCTTTTTCCCAGATAACTTCACGCCACTTAAACACCTTGGGGATAGGTTTGCCAACCCATGTATCATCGTGCTCTTCAATCATCATGCATACAATGATTTCCGTGTTTTGGCCTGCGCCTGATGCATCCTTGTATAGCGTTTTTACCGATTCAGAAACATTCTCAATGCCAAACTTTTTGACCACCTGCGCTACGGTATAGGCGTATTCAAGGGCTAGCGTGCCGACCTTACCGCGCGAATTATTAGCGCAAAAGAACTCCCCAATCGTGGGAACATAGCAGTTGATTATATCTTCGTCATCTTCCTCTATGATGATAGGCGATGTGCCATAAACACATAAATCAAGGGCTTGTGTGGCTTTTGCCTCGTAATAATTGGACTCCTGAAGCACCAGCGATATCAGCGCCTGAACCTTATCAAGCCAGCGTTTTTCTTCGGTGTTATCGTCAAACTCTTGGTTGAATATTTTAGGCACAAACCACACAGAGCCTTGGCTTGTTGTTCCGGCAACGATACCCGTGGCGCACACGTTGGCGGCTAGGATTGCCCGCTCATTAATCACCTTGTCGTTAACTGGATTTCCCTTCGCCTCAGTTTTGTTAATGGATAGCCAAACATTGCGCCGGGGCATCATGTATTGACCAATCTGCGACCAGTGTTTCCACCACGAGTTTCGCGTTTGACGCAGGGAATCCAGCCGTCCTTCAGCGTATTTCCTCACGCCCTCATTCTCATATTGTTTTTTTGGGGGCAAGGTAAGTGTTGCCATATGTTACTGGCCTAAAAGATAATTTTGTTTTGTTTGCGGCGGATTCGATAAGCCTAGCGGGGAAGTGGCTATCGTCTGGTTGTTGCTGCCCGCTGCCATTGCTGCTCTTTTGCGTGCCGTGTCCGAGGCAACAGCTACATCTTTCCTGGCTTTACTAGGCGGCGGCGCGGCGGCTGGCGGTACGGGTTGAACATCTGGCATTTTTGCGCCACTTAAAAATCCCATTACAGTTTACCTTTCAAGCGTAAGCGTTTCATTTTTTCTAACATGCCGTTGAAATTATTGGTTAGTGCTTGCCTATAGAAACCAAATTCAGCGTAAGGCGTGCTGGAAAGAAGCGTGCGGATTTTTTCAAGCGCCATCGCAACAGCACTCCAGCGCGTATCGGTGACATACATGCCAAGCTCAAATGCCGCTTCTTGAGCGCGGCGAACGTTTGCCATTACTTGTGCATAATTGTTTACAGATGAACCTTCAGCGCATAGCCGCATAGCTTCGTAAAGCTTATCCCAAGCGCCGTTTTCCGAGCCAGCAACAATAGTTTGATAATCACTCATAAAATTTACACCGATGCATAAGGATTATATTCCGTAACTACAAGATAATCTGATTGAATTCCAACATTATTTTTTTGGCCATATACGATTGATGAGAACAGCTCAGTAAAAAGCCAGACAAGCGCATCAACTCTATCAGGCGAGCCGTGGCCTTGATATCCTGCCGGGGTCATTTGCACCATTTGCCCCTCAAGCTCTGAGAATGTGCCAAGATGATGAATCTGGCCTTGTTCATACATGGCGCTAATAGGCTCGGCGCGGACGTGTTTGCCGCGCGTTGCTCGAACCTGAATAATGGGCAGAGAGGGGCGGAGACTGCGCAAGGTTTGTGAGACCATATCACCGCCTTGGTTAACCTCAACCACGACAGCATCAGCGTCAAACTCATCGTAATAGGATATAGTGCGCCGCGCCCAATCCAGCGGCGAACCTTTCATCGAGCCGTCGCGTATAAGATAGCCTTTGCCGTCAACGCCAAGGCCGCCAACCATAATACCATGCTCATCCGAAATATCCGAATTGGTAACCGCCGGGTCAACCGCAATCAAGATACGCTGCATATCGGGGCAATTGGCAACGCGGCACGCTTGCAGGATAACCCGCGTCCAGATAGCGCCAATAGCTGTTGGCTCATATTCGCCCAGCCACACATGCGGATAACGCTCAGGCCTTGTTTTAAGATTGTGCAGCCGCTCAAGCTCAAGCACCTTGGGAAACCACGGGTTATCGGTATAATTTGCTTTGACGCATATGCTATCAGGCGGTGCAGTTCCGCCGCGAAAGAATTTGTCCACCGCATCAAAAGCACTGCGGGGATTCCAGCTAAACCACAGCTCGGAATTTTCCGCGCGAAGTGTCGGCGTCAAAATCTCCAACGAACGCTCTGTGATAGATTGCGCTTCCTCGACCCATGCAACATCCATTCCCTCAAGTGACTTGATAGATTCCGCCGTGTGGTCTTGAAGCCCTTGGAATATAAGCACGCCATTGCCCGGCGTAATAATCCTGTTAAGCTGGCATTTAAACAAATGACCTACGCCCATTTTCTGAATGCTATCAGATAATAACTGATACACAGAATCGCGCAGTGTACCCTGAACCTCACGCAAACAAGCAGCCCGAAAACCGGGGCGCATCAGGGATGTTTCGACAATCAAATCAGCAAAGAAGCGCGATTTACCACTACCCCTGCCACCATATACGCCTTTGTACCGCGACGGCTGTAGCAGCGGCTGAAACACCTTTGCTGTAGGAATGCGCAATACTGTCATTTTATAGCTTAAATGCCCAATGCCTTTTAATGATAACCCTTTCAATTGCTTGGAATTTAATAGTGCCATCAAGCTCGACTTTATTGAACATGCCGACGTGCTTGCCCAGCAGCTCTAAAGCCTTATTGACGGCGTTAAATTCCTTTTCGGTTCTTGCCTCCTCATAATTTTTTTTAATAGCCATCACCACCCATTCTTGAGTGACCTCCGTGTTTTGGGAGCGAGCAGCCATACGCGCTTGAATTGCCTCTTTTATGTCAATTTTTGACAAGTTCTGCTCGCCAATTTGTCGCGCCGTTTTCGCACTATACCCCGCCCTGATTGCCGCCTGAGTTGCATTTAGGTCAATCAGGTATTCATCCACGAAACGTTGCTGTTTTGGTCTAAGTTCAGTCATAGGAGGCCATCAGTTTTTGTTGAGTCA